TTATGGGAATTTGAATGAATTGTGTCGATTATATTCTGTCACCATGGATGATATTCTTTTGCCTTATTAGTCTACTTTAAGTAGAAAAAAAGGAGATGAAACATGTTAGTACAAAATCAAAAAGACCTATTAGTAGCCAACAAGGTCTATGGAAACACACCAACTGTATTCGGCTGGGCTGGTCGAAACGCTGAATATGCCAAGTACTGGAGAAAGATCATTAAAGATTATTTCGCAAAGCGGCATACAAGCAAATTATTTAGAAAGGCTATTCACGTCAAAATCAGAGAATGTCGTGAGGCAGATAGAATGGCAAAAATGGAGGCACATTATGCAAGATATTAAAAAACAATTAAAAAAGCACATTCTGTACATTATGGAAACAGGAGCTACACCTCAGATACTTCCGGAATTAATCAGACAATATGAAGTGCTAGATGAAAAATATCCAGATTCTAAACAATCAATAGAATCCGCAAGTTTTGAACAGACTTTTGAAGACCAACTACGAGGCCCCATTAAAGTGATTACTGCACTTTTAAAGAATAAGGCGACTATAGATGGAAATTATCGTGAAGTAACTATTCGTGATAATGAAGCGTTCCTTAGCGAACGTGATGCACGGCAGCCTTTAGTAAGTAGTCATACAAAAGTTATTTATGAAGATGAAAAATAATGGATCCTGTTGTTTATACAATAAAAGACGTTGCAAAACTGCTCCAATGCAGCGAAAGCAGCGTCAACAATCTTAGGGAGCGTGGCATCCTCCGTGAGATAAAAGGGCTTCCGGGTGTCCGCTTTAACAAAAAAGAAGTCGAGGCCCTTGTAGGGATTGTAGATGAATACAGTCCGCTGCAATACAGGAAGTTAGAAAAGGAACGTGATTGCTTATTTGAAGAAAACAAAAAGCTCAAAAATGCTTTAAGAAAAATAACCAGTGAATTACTGGTTATGGTAGGAGGGGAGTTGAAGTTGTGATTACTGCTTTAAAATGGGCGGCTTTCATATGGATTATTGGATCCATGGGAAGCCTAGAAATCGATAGAATTGGGTTTATTCAATTCTTATTGCAAATCATTATAGGCGGACTTATTTGGGTATTCGCTGACGTATATGAAAAAGAAAACGCCCGCTAATAGCAAATGGAAAGACTAGCGGGCGTAGGCAAATTGTACCTATAAAAATTATACCACGGAGAAGAAAAATGAAGCGCATTGAAATCTTAATAGATGAAGCTAATCCAGATAAAAAGATAGGTATTAGCTATAACAAAGGCAGTTTTGAAAATAATGAAGAAGTATTAGCAGTACTTCTTGGTGCAACAATTGGATTTATTAAAGAAAATATATCAGACGATAACAAAGTCTTATATCTTCAAGTTTGCATCGGAACAATGCAAACGCATCAAAAACAAATTATCTTTGACGAACGTTATAAAGATATGGATAGCGAAGATCCTTTTTATGACATTATTCAAATTTTAAAAAGTAAGGAGTAAACAAATGAATGAAAAACAACAAGTCTTAAATCTAACTAATATTTGTGATGGAAAGCTAGAAGCTGAATTTGAGGAGATGTACAAAGATGCATTACGAAAAATCTCAAAAGGTCAGAAAGCTAAAATCACCATCAATATTGAAATGTTACGAGTTCCAGATACTGATACCATCGTAGAACTTGGTTACAATATCAAATCAACGTTACCAGCTATCTCACGTCGTGCTATTGGTTCTTATGCGGATGACTTCACAGTAAAAGTTGATGTCAACGAAAAGCCAGAATTGGAAGTTCTAACATTTAATTCAACAACAGAAAAGAGAGGTTAACACAATGGAAGAAAAATTTAACTTAAATGTACAAACAGAAAATGGTGAAGTTATTATTCGTCATGGTGAAGCCAATGACGTATTTCAATATCACGGATTTAGATATGAAATTAGTAGTGCTGAATCATTCGTTAAAGGCGTAAAAGCTAAAGGCGACCCTAAGAAATCCGTTATTACATATTCAGATAGAAAAGTTGTGGCCGTAACAGACTGCACCGTAACAGATCGTACGCAAGACAAAATTGTATACGCATTTCAAAAAAGCGAACAGTTTAAAGAATGGGATTCCATCTTTGGTCTAAGTTTAACGCAAAAGGAAATGCTTGATTTACTCCGAATTCATGAACATGAAATCGAAGATTATGAAAAGCTTTTAATTGCGGTTAGGAACTTTAAATACGTAACACAAACGGAAGGTGATTTTACTCGAACTGATGATGATAACTATGTTATGAGCATCAAAGTAAAAGAAGCGGAAGGCACTTTAAAGATGCCTCGCTTTATCTTCGTAAATATGGTCATTCTTAATGAAAGCCAATTCACTCAAAAAATTGAAGTGCAATTAGACATCATTAAGCCTAAAGATGAAGGGGATAAATTATCGTTCAAGTTATCTTGTCCAATCATGAATCGTTATATTAAAGATGCTATCAAATCTGAAACTGATTCAATTAAATCTGAATTAACCAATTACTTGTTATTAGCTGGTACTCAAGAATAAGGAGCAAATGCATGGGAGAATCAATCAAAATTAATTCATTTGAATTAGAAAATGTAAAGCGTGTTAAAGCTGTATCTTATGAACCATCCCCTAATGGATTAACGATTATTGGTGGGAAGAATGGACAAGGAAAAACATCTATCCTTGATGCCATTGCTTGGACCCTAGGCGGTGCGAAATTTGAACCATCTAGTGCAGTACGTGATGGAAGCTACAATCCACCTAAATTAGAAGTTAAGTTATCTAATGGACTAGTTGTTACACGTAGTGGCAATAGCAGCACATTAAAAGTTGTTGATCCAGAAGGTAAAAAATCTGGTCAACGGATTTTAGATGGGTTTATTGGACAATTAGCCTTAGACCTTCCTAAATTCATGGAAATGAGTGACAAAGAAAAGGCCCAAGAATTATTAAAATTATTGGGCGTAGAAGACGAATTGAACAAACTCGAAGGTAAACACCAAGAGGTATATGCAAAACGTCATTCTATAGGGCAAATTGCCACTCAGAAAGACAAGTACGCTAAAGAATTGGTTGGTTATGATGATGTACCACTTGAACCAATTAGCGCATCAGAACTTATCCAACAACAACAAACCATCTTATTGAAAAATGCAGAGAACCAAAAAAAGCGGAACAATGTGTCGGCCATTCAAGCTCAAATGGTTACTGTTAATAACTTGGTTGATGAAGCACAAAAGAAACTCGAAGAATTGCAAGCTAAACAAGCACAATTAGCGGAAGATTACGACATCGCAACAACGGCAGCGAAAGACCTCGAAGATGAATCTACGGCTGAACTCGAGGAGCAAATCAAAAATGTTGATGCCATCAATCAAAAGGTACGTGCTAATCAAGAACGTGCAAGAGCATTGCAGGAAGCTGCTGATTATAAAGCAGATTATGACAACTTGACTGGTGAACTTGAAACCATCAGACAAGATAAAAATAAGCTGCTTGAATCCGTACAAATGCCTTTGCCGGGATTATCTATCCAAGATGGTGTCCTTATTTACAATGATCGTCAATGGGATTGCATGAGCGGTGCTGAGCAGCTCAAAGTGGCTACGGCCATTGTTAGAGCTTTAAATCCTAAGTGTGGATTTGTACTTATGGATAAACTCGAACAAATGGATATAGATACTATGAAAGAATTTGGGGCATGGCTTGAATCGGAAGGCCTGCAAGTCATTGCGACTCGTGTTACTAATAACCAAGATGAATGTTCCATCATTATTGAAGATGGCCACATCAAAGGTGAAGAGTACAGTAATGTGGCAGCATCAGTTAATGAAACTAAACCTGAAAATGAATGGGGTGATTTTTAATGAATATTACAACAGGCAAACGAAAACGAGCGCAGAAGGTCGTTGTGTATGGCACCGAGGGGATTGGTAAAACAACCTTCGCCAGTCATTTCCCCTCTCCTGTATTTATTGATACAGAGGGTAGCACAGACCATTTAGATGTAGCTCGTACAGATAAACCTACATCGTGGCAAATGCTAATTTCCTTTGTTAAGGAATTTGCAACAATGCCGGGGTTCTATCGGACTTTAGTCATTGACACTATCGACTGGGCGGAACAGTTATGTGTTGAATTTATTTGTGCGAAACATAATAAATCTGGTATTGAAGACTTTGGTTATGGCAACGGTTATGTATTTGTCCGTGAAGAAATGGGCCGTTTCTTAAATCTACTTGATGAAGTTATCAATGCAGGTATGAACGTAGTGCTTACTGCTCATGCTCAAATCCGTAAGTTTGAACAACCAGATGAATTAGGCGCATATGATCGCTTTGAATTGAAACTTGGCAAGAAAACAGGAAGTCAAACGTCTCCACTTATTAAAGAGTGGGCGGACATGGTACTCTTTGCCAATTATAAAAACGAAATCATTACGACTCAGACAAACAAAAAGAAAGCAACCAATGGTAAGCGGTTGATGTATGCAACCCATAATCCTGCTTGGGATGCTAAAAATCGTCATGGATTACCAGATATGATGCCATTTGAATACAGTCAAATCGCTCATGTTATTCCTGATGACATACTACCAACTGCTGCAGTACAAGAAATAGCGCAAGCCGCTAATAATGAATATGCTCCAGAAGTAATGAATGCTACTAAGGAACAAGTTGGGGAAGTTACTACCACACAACCTGTAATAACACCACCTCAGGAAAATGTTGACACCAACAAAAACGAAACACCATTAGTTGAAACGGCTATTCCTAAACCGTTAAAAGACTTAATGGTTAAAGATGGTATCACATTAGAACAAGTTCAATCGGTAGTTATCGCTCGTG